CGCCTGAATTGCATTTTGCAAATCATCCGTATTGGCAATAGGGAAAGAACCATCACTGAGTGCAGTGCCTTCTTTTGCCATTTTTGCACGGTCTTCGTCAGAAAAAGCACGCTTTAAAGCAATCTCTGCTGCCTCTGCTTCAATTTCGTCAGCCTCTTCTGGCTCGTACTTGTCGTAACCCAAAACCTCTCCGTCCAATGCAACGAAAACATCATACGACTTACCGTCAACTCCATCAATTTCTACGGCGTAACTGTCGTAACCTTCGAATACGTCTGGCTCAACTGCAACGACTTCTCCTTGAATTGATTTGACTGCAATTTCTGCTGCTTGATTGAAATCAATTAGGGACATTTCGTCAACCAAGGATTTTTGCTCAAAAGCATCTTGGTCTAATTTGTGCCAGCCAAGAACTTCTGCGTTTGTACCATCAACAAACACTTCTACCGTGCGACCATCCTTGGCTTCAATGTCTACAACGAACATATCTGCTTCGGCGGAATAGCCCGAATCAATTACCGTTCCGTCAAACATGTCTTGAGCCAATCCTTCAACGTGAAGAAGTCCTGGCATACCCTTTTCTGACATGCAACCACCTGGGCAGTCTTCGCAAACACCTGCTCCACCTGGATATACCTTACGGTCAACTGCGCACATGTATCCATTGCGGCCAACATCCAAAGATTTGTAACCAAGTTGTTCAAGACGCAATTCTTTCATTCGGTTGAGTGACGCCATAGGAGCATCTTCCTCATCCATTTCTTCTTCTTCTTCCTCTTCGTCCATAGACATGACGGCGGGTTTTCTTTTTACAGGTGGGGAAATTTCTTCCTCATCTTCTTCTTCAGCCATCTCTTCGTCTTCAGCCATCTCTTCGTCTTCAGCCATGTCTTTCATTTTCAGCGGTTTTTTGTAGCCGTACATTTTCTTAGGATTTTCCTCATCCACCATCTCTTCGTCTTCGTCCATCATTTGCTCTTCCATATTAAGCATCTCTTTGGCTGCTTTCATTTGCAATGGCATAGCGCCGCATTTTCCACAAACCTTGGCTCCAGGGGTGTATCCACAATCGCTACTGAGGTCTTTTGCGCACTTCAAAACGGACCCGTCACCGTCAACCTTGACTACTGATTTATCGTCTTGCTGACCCATGATGCTGACTCCTTGATAGTTGTGAATAGACACGTAACCCTCCGTTCGTTTAAACGGCACATATCTACACTGTTATATGAAATTCCTAATTTACAAATTATACTTCACAGGCCGTTTTGCGGCGGAACTATTTGGTTTTTAGTAATTATTGTTGGTTTTTAAACTTTCTCCTAGTTTTTATTTTTTTCAGTAGGCGGTGTCGTTTTTTCTATAAAAGTTGACATTGCGGAACTAGCAATCTTTTCAAGGAGTTCTGCAAAAATCTCACCCCTTGAGCCAGAAGTGCTCACCTGTCTATCAACAACGTCCATCACGGCGTCAAGAATTTGGTCTGCTTCTGTTGCCGTAATTGTCAGAGAACCAGCATTTGTTCGTTTTGAACCAAGTTTTCCAGACTCTTGACGACCTAAAATTTTTCTTAATAGAGAAAGCCCATTCTTTGTTTTTTCGTCTGATGCCTTATCTATTTCCTTTGCTAGGGATGACTCAATCTTGTTCCACCATGTAGCCTCGGCATTGATTTGGGTACGCGGTTCTTTAATCTGTTGAGTGCTTTGTCTTGAACGCAACCCAGTAGCCCCCTGTTTTCTTCGGGCGCGTGCAGCGACATAGTTGGTCGCTGACCTGAGTCCCATGGCTGGGGACACAGAGTATTTCTTGTCGTCCGAATCGTCATCCACGAAGTTAAAACCACCCGAAAAAGGAAGGTCGGTTAATACGTCTAATTCCCTAGTGACCTCCGATGAGGGGGCGTCGATTGACTCCCTTTCAGAGCGACGTTCGGCCATGCTTGATGCAATACGTTCCAAATACAGTTTTATTTTGCTTTCTTCTGGTGGGGTATTAATTTCCCCTCCGCCTATCGATTGTAGGTTTTTATTCATTTCTGCTAGAAGGTCGGCAATTGTGTCTTCGGCTTTTTGAAGTGTTTCAATTGTTTCCCTTTCAGCCAATGCTGAATCAACGTCATTTAAAGTTTCTTTTATCTGTTCAAGTAAAGATTTTCGAATAGCACCCCTTTTTTGTTCAAGATTGTCAAGGTGTTGACGTAGTCTTTCTGTTACTCGTAAGAATTTAGATGGGTCGTCTGGGTTGCTAACTCTTTGAGTTGTTTCTGGTTTGTCGCTTGGTGGTTTTCTTGTTTGTGGAGGTTTTGTTTCCTGTGGACTCCTGGTCAGTCGAAGTGCTTCTCGTCTCTTATTTCTCACATTGCGCTTATCTTCGTTATCAATTTCAATAGCAATTTTTTCAAGTTGATTAGTTTGAACTAACGGGTCAAGGCCCAATTTTGGTGCTTCAGATATCAACCATTCTTCTCTGTCGGTCAAGGACATAAGATTCCAATTATTTGGTTTTATCTCAGACAACTTTTTACGAACCACCTTTTCGCCAGTTGGAGTTACGACGGTCGTTACGTTTGTTTTTGAACCAACCTTTCGGCCCCCACCGCCTGCCCTAGACCTAACTGGTTTACCTTCTTTGATGCTCCCAAGAACTTTTTTAAGATATTCGTCTTTAAAATTTGCACTTTCAAGGTCTGCCAATTCTTTAATAGCGTTATCTATCACTGATTTAGGCACCCTAAACCCAGCGTCGTTTTTGTATTGATTGCCCCCCAAAATTGTCCTCAATCGACCGAGGGAGGTATTTTCAGGGTTCGGCATACCCGACTCTTCTAAGATTTTTGCAATTGCATCTATTGTCTTTTTTGATTCAGTTCTAGTAATTGACGCATCGATTAATCTGTCTGTGGTTTCAGAAAGTTGACTAGATGAACGCATACCCCGTACAGGGGCAGCCATCTCCCTCCATGTACCGTCAAAAATTAACCCGTCGTTGTCAACGTCTCGTCTTTTGCTGGGGTCCTGTATGCCTTCGATTCTTGAAAGCGCGCCTCTAGCGCGCCTTACTTTTCCCGAACCACCGCCACCCAAAGCGCGACCAATTCTACGACCAATACCCTTGGTCGCTGTCTCAATTGCGCTATAAGTTTCATCGTTAATTTCTGAAGTGATTACGATTCCGTCTTCGGTAACAAGCGTTTCTACGCGGTGATAGTCAAAAACTGGGTCTAATAATTGTTTTGTTTTAAAAGCGAGTTCTGGATTGCATTTGACAATAAAATTTGATTTTGTTTCAACCTCGGTGCCTACTATGTCCTGCAGCGTTTGAATAACATTTTTCAATTTATCCATTGTTCGATTATTGATTGCGCGACCGACTTTTGTCTCTTGATTGATTTCATCTAAAAGCAAATCAATCTCGTCCATTGCCGATTTTTCGTAATCTTTAGGAATCACTGTTCCGAAAACAATGCTTGGGTTTTCTGGGTTTTTGGGAGCCGAATACGCAAGGGCTGGAATTGATGGAACACTTTGTGGTCTTGGGGTTGATGTGGTCATTTGATGAGCAATTGCTTCTGGTTTTCCAAACATGAATTGATTTCCATCAAAATAATAACCCAACCTAAAAATACCTCTACCTGGTTTATTGAACACAACCGAAGAATCAGTTGCCTTCATGACCTCAATTGGTCCACCAGTTCGGTTAATTAATTCCTGTTTAAGTGCCGCAGTTCTTTCATCGGAAAGCGGCATTGCAATCCCCTGAGAGAACGGGTCTCGTGGTTCCTGTGATTCTTCGGGTCTTGGGCTAATAACTGGCGTGGCTTGATACTGATTCCCAGGCATCACAGCACCATACATGTGGCCTTTTTCTTCTTCGCTCTTAACGGAAATTGTGCCAGTTAATTGATTTGCTCCATGCAATACAGGGCTGACTTCGTATAGTTCAACCTCACGCAAGACGTTTGCTTGTCGAGAATTGTCATAGATTGCATCAAGAGTTTTGTAGCCAATTGACCATTCTTGTTCTTCGCCAAAAAAAGCGATATTGGCAAATGCTTCTTTTCCTTTTTCTGAATTCAAATTAAATTGAACTTTCGCAAAAAGGCCACCAATGTTGGCTGCTTTCATTTTGGCTGGAAGTCTTGCGTCGTTAGGCGGTACTTCGTAAATTTCTAAAACTTTACCAATTGGGTCGTTCCAATTGTGACCCCAAACAACACGTGGTTTTCTGCGCATTAGGCTCTTAGTAAAGGCGCCCGAGATGACAATGTCTCCGACTGAGTCCTTATTGCCGATGCCAGCAACGAAACATTCGACAATTCCTTGGGCTGAATCAATATTGATTTGACCCGTATTGGCTTTAAATTTAATTTCTGAGTTCATTAAACCTACTTGTTGCGTGAGTAAGTAAATAATAAGCGATAGGTGGCCTTAGGGATAGAAGGTATTACATATAGTTTCAGTAAAATATTTTAGTTTACTGAAACTAACTTGCGAACTGCCACGCTCTTCTGGCTTCTTGTTCTGCAATCTCATAAATTTCGTTACCTAACAAACCACTGAAAGCAGTTACGCATTCAGCCCTAAAAACAATATTTCTGTTATCAGCGTCAATTACTGGTAACGAATCCAAATATGCTTGGTTGATAAGCGAGTAGGTATTATTGTTGGCCTGCTTGATTCGTGACATTTGGGCATCAAGTTGAGCGTTTATGTCAACCTCTTTTAGGGTTTTTTTAGATATTTTAGTTTTCCCTGCTTCTTGAATAATTGTTGCCAATATTGGGCGAATATCTTCGTCCATTTGTTTGTTCCAGATTTCCGTGACAAAAATAGTTTCTATATCTAAATTGCCCGCAATCAAGGACTTTTTTGCCTTAACGCCAGATGCTTTTTCCATAACCACTCTCTGTTGGCGCTCAATGGTCCGCTCAAGACTTCTATTTAAAATTTCTGTCCATCTTTGGAGTGCTAGGTTTTCACCCTTGGTTTCAATTTCCCCAAAAGCATTTGCGGAAAGTTGTCCTTCTGGAATCGGTGCTGCTGCAGTTTGTGGTGCTGCTCCTTCCGCAGCAAGAGCACCAGACATAGTGTCGGCTTCTGGTGCTGGCTGTGGAGCAAGTGGGCTTGGCATGCTTCCATCTGGAGCCATTTGCATTTCTGGCGGCATGCCAGGCATCCCAGGTGCTCCTGGCGGCATACCTGGTACCGCTGCTTGAGGTTGTTCCATTTCTTTTTCGGTATTCGCAATTGGGGTGAGGTTTGGATTCATTAGTAACGAATCCGCCAAATCACTCTTTACTGTTTTTCTTCCAGTTGCGGCCCTGTATTCATTTGGGCTTACTAACCCCACGTTAAATTCGTCCATGTAGTAACGAGAACGCTCCTGTTTATAAAGAATCAAAATAGGGACACTGCCCGTATCAAAATCTACGTAGTTGATTTCATCTAACTCATCTAGACCTCTTGCAAGTAAATCCAAGTGTGGCAGCATTGTTTCGTTCCAAAAGACTCGGTGCTCCTCTGCGGCATTTGAAAAAGTTCGTCCAGATGCGTTACCGATAACCGACTCTGGTACTCCAAAGGCAGCAAGAATTTCTTCTTTTTGAATTTGTCTCATTTGTACATACGATGCATCGCGTGGATTTGATGAGGTGTCTACAAAATCAACACCTTCGTCCGCGGCGATTACGGTGGTCGCACCCGCGCGAGTCAAATTACCCCTAAATCTATTACGTAATTCATCCTTATCATCTTCGTCTATTTCGCCCTTAACTACAAGGATTCCACCTGGTCGGCCATCATTTAACAAGTAATTACGATTGTAAACTTTTGCCAAGTTTTCAATTTCAATTGCAATACCAGCAGACTCCATTGGTGTTAGGGACAAATACGGGTCTAGTGGATGTGGGCGCCTAATCCAAAGAACGTCGTTAGGTTTTAAAATTATTTTTTCGCCCGTCGGCATCGCTACTTCATAACCAGAAACAAAAGTTGTTGGGTGAGGGATTGGTGCCGTATGTTGTGGTGGCAAAAGGTTTAGCGCCACTATTCTTCCGTCACGACCACGTACCTTTTCAATAAAAGCACCACGAGAACTCATGAGTAATTGAGAAGAAAGGCGGTATCTAAAAATAAAAGCGTTTTCGCCAATATTGCTTTTCGTGTTCAAAATTTCAATTAATGGATTCGACAATGCCCTTCGACCCATCAATACTTCACCGTCGCGTGAGTTATCTTTTCTTAAAATAATTGGAAGTCTGGCTTGATTGCCCGCAATCGCATCAATACATCTTGTTACCCAAGTAACTTTTTGAAAACCTTCCCTGTACGCCCGTTCAACATCCCACATGTCACGGTATGGTTTGCCAGCAAACCCTGGGTTTTGAGCAACAGGTGCACCAGGTCCTATGGTCTTAAATGACAACGGAGGTTTACCCGATTTGTTATTTGTTGAGTTCCACGCCATATTTACTCAGCGCCCAAAATGTAACCGAATATGCCGCACGATATACCTGCCACCAGGAAGCCAATTGGTGGTGCTATAAGAAATCCTCCAATTGCACTAAACAGTATAAATGAAAACATTAGTGTATTTGCGAAGGTAACACGTGTCAATTTGGATTTTAATAAAACCAGTACTTTTTTCATTGCTGACCAACTTAGCGCATTTTGTGACATACTGATAGAACTCATTGGAGATTGATTGTGACCGACTGGAACAAAGTTTTAGAATATCTTGAACCCAAAAAACCTCTCTTTTGTCCTGAAACGCCATCCATTAATCAAAAAGTTTTTTTAAGAACGTATTCAATTGAAGCACTTTTCGGTGGGGCTGCTGGTGGTGGTAAGTCATCGGCGCTATTAATGGCTGCCTTACAGTACGTTGACGTCCCTGGTTATTCAGCACTTTTACTACGTCGCACATTTGCTGACTTGTCTTTGCCTGGAGCATTGATGGACAGATTCAGGACATGGATGTCTCAATATGACGACGTACATTGGAATGCAAATAGTTTTATTGCGACTTTCCCATCTGGCGCCAGAGTCTCTTTTGGTTACCTCAATAACACTGGTGATTATTTAAGATATAAAGGTTCTGAATTTCAATTTATTGGTATGGATGAAGTTACTGAGATTAGAGAAAGCGACTATCGGTACCTTTTCTCTCGTTTGCGCAGGCCAGCAAGC